CCACCACCCCAACCACCGAGTACCTTATATAATGTTTCTTGACTATAAGTTATTTTTAAAACAACCCAATTGTGTGGTATATAATCACTCATCGTTTTACTTACCGCGCACTTCAAAAACTTTGTCTATTACCGCCATAACGGGGTCACTCTCTGGCCATCCACTATTCCATTCACCAAATACTTCTGGTGCCTGTTCTGAAGCTAATAGCATATAGTATTCGCCTGGATAATGTTTCAGACAACTTGCCGCTTCTTTTCTTATGGATCTTGGGATACGTGGTGTCTTCTTAGGATCCATTAAGTCAAGTAAGAATATGCGAGTACGGTTAACAGCATTACGCCTTTCATTTGGCATTGTCATTATTCAGGTGTTCCTCATTTTCAATTCTATTGCCATAGTAATCGTGGGTACCATCTCGTCGCTGTTGCTTGCGTTCATTAATGATATCAGTAGATACCACCAACCCTAGAATACCCATTGATATAATTACCAGCCCGATTATAATTTCCATTATTTCAAATAACATCATATATTCTCCAGTTTATGCGAGGTCTTTTCTCAACATCAGTTCATGCTGCATACATGATTTGTGGATCGCGGAAATGTTGAGTTTTAATACTGCCTCTAAATGTCCAGTTTCCATCTTTGCGATAGTCTTATACTGCAATGGTTGGTCACCATTGATACCGTATGTTCCCCACTTGAGAACCTCTCGCTGAACTTCGTGAGGTTGGTCGTCATAAAGGGATAAGTCTACTTGGTCATGATGAACATTCCGTCTAAGATAATCCAAACCACCATCCACCATATATGTCTTGCCATTACTGTCAGTGTATTCTTTGTAGTCATGACGGCTAAACGATTCGAGGATCGTTCCGTCCGGTGTTTGAATTGCATTACGAATTAAATTACTCATACCACTAACCCTTTTTATATCTATACAGCTATTTTACTCTAAGTTTACACACAAATCAACCATTTTTTTATACCGATTAGCTATATGGATATAACTATATGTTATTGATGATTATTTTTTCGTTTGAGTCGTATGTGACGTCGTTCAAGTACCAGTCATACCATCTGCGATGCATTTCTTCTTTCTGACTCTGAACAGTTCTGTTGACTTCTTTCCAAACATCATCGAGCGAATCAATATTTCCATTGATGACAGCTCCTTCATACTCTGCTCTGCCAAAACAAACGACAGTGGCGTCATGTAGCATTGCTTCTTGGCCAACACCAGAGTTGATGACATACGTTGCCGCTGCTTTTGGGATAATATCATGTATAGAGACGTCAATTACATACACTGATTTCTCATATTTTGAAATAATATCTTTTAGTGGAGACATGGACTCTAAGTTGACCGGATGTCCCTTGAACAACAGTCTGGGGCGATCTGGGGAAGCCTCAGACCACTCACAGAGCGCTTTCACGAACGTTTCAACCGATATTCGCGAGTGATATTTTATAGTCTCGTCATGGGGTAGTTGTAATGGGATGAATATAAAATTGTTTCCCATATCGAATTTACGACCAGTTGGTTGCGGAAACTTAGATGCGCCAGACTTCATGTATCTGCGCATCACATCGAACGGTAGTTTGGAATAGTATTTCTTAGTCTGGTCGAATGTGTTAAGGAATGCTGCGCCGCCGCCCCAACCCTTTCTATCAACTGTGAACAACCAAGGGAATACGGTCTGCATATAGAACCTTGTGTTGTCACCCCCACCCCAATTATGCTTTTCAACATGAGGAACAAGGAACTGAGTCGTTTCTCTGAAGTAGCTCTCGACAGTAGAGTTGAATGTCCAGCGAGGCATTTCTATCGTCAAGTCGGCAGCAACATTATTGGCAAAGTTCTCCCAGTGCTTTCGGATTTCTGGTAAAGGGTTTGGGTTTCTGCGCTCTAGTCCAAATTTCTTAAATGGTATGTCAAGTCTCGGTTTTAGTAGTACACTATTGACGCCTTCGATTCGCAACTTGTACGATTGTTTCTTAGTGACATATTTTGGATTGTTAAATTTCCTTGGCCCTTTACCAGTCCAGATTGATGTGCCCTCGATAAACTCCCAATCCATGAATTGCCCATCAAACTCTGTAATATGCTCAGGAGTAACAGATTTAAATACCTGAGATAGCGCGACCTGATCAGCAAACCATTTAAGTTCACCATTCGCAATAGTTTTAGCGACAGCAACAGCAACCGAATGAGCAGTATTCTTCATGTATACTGCACCAGCGGCAACACGCGTACCTTCGGCTTCCCAACCTACTGTTCCTGGAAGAGGTTCTCTAGGAAAATAACCACAAGCTGTGGTAGGAAACTTAAACGGTTCCATTATCATACAGTCAATGTCAAGCACCATCACTTCAGTAGCGTATTCAAGTATATGCGGAAGGACAAGAAACCTTGAACATGAATAAAATGTTCTTTCCTGATCGGGCGACCATTGGCTGGTATCAACGTCTTCAAATGTGTATGTGGTTCTGGTCTTACAGGTTGCGCTGATAATACCCGCCAGAGCCAATGCTTCCTCAGACGGATTGATTATATGAATGTGGCAGCAGAAGTGATTATCTGATGCTGAATAAACGAATGCCTGACCATGTTCTAGGAAATACTTGCTGTCACATGCTGCGAATACTACTGGACTGAGAGGAACTTCACCGTACATACTATTTTCCTATGATGTTATATTCTACACAACCTTCTGGCATATAGTCTTCAGGGTTATATCCTACCGCTTTCGCGCACTCAACAGCGTTCCAAAACAGATCGGCAAGATTCTTATTCGGGTGGTCATAAGCGTCACCAGTAAACCATGCAGGCTTCCACGGTTGTGTTGGCATATGAGTGAAGTGTAACTGTTTAAATGGTACGACATCACCATCGTGACTGTTCCAAGCGGGATCGAGATCGCCGACTAGATTGTTCTGAATGAATAGTTGGATATATTGGTGATGGGCAGAATCAACGCTCTTCCATTGTTGTGCTGGCTGTAGCGCAGCGAACTTGGCGCAATCGAACAGTATCACACAGAACTCTTTTCCGCCGAACCGTTTTCCGTCTCGAGCAAGCATCCACTTATCTTCAGGAATATCCATATCAAACAACTCACCAATATCGGAGAAGTTTAACATGTCGCAGTCGGTGTATATTGCCTTGCCTTTGAAATCGCAATATTCAGGGATTGCCCAGCGAAAGCCAGAAAATGGTGTCGACCAGTTCTTATCTGCGAATCCATGCCAAAAGGAATCTGGGTCGTTGGTCTGACGCATCCAAACTATTTCTAGGTCGCGGTCAGTATTCTTGCGAAGCGTGTATTCATACGCCATTTCTATGAGGGCATCTTCACCGTTGGCCGAACTGCCTACAAATATTTTGACGGGGTCGTTCATATAATATCTCGCTCGATTACAATATAATTGGGATCTTCGGCCACGCGCTCGCAACCCTTAGACTTCACCCATTGCCTATTATCAATTATACAATACTATTCTTGAAAAGTAAAGCTATTTATTATAATCTTCTTTAAGTAGCTTCAGGTGTTTGCCGTTGATTTTACACCCGATAAATTCATTGTAGAAGTCATCGCGCAACAACACATCATTTATGAACTGCTCGCGAGCTTCAAAATATGAGCACTCGCCCTTAGTTCTGGCCAGGTGTAGTATTTCCCTCTTGAACTCGTTGCCTTGTTCGACTAACAGTTTAACCTGTTCGCTTGAACCATAATATTGCTTCCAATCAGACTGAACCTTGGTCTTAACCCTACGTTTTCGGGTCTTAGTTATCGGCAGGGTCTTCGGGCGCCAAAAGAACTTCTTTCCGATGTAGGACATTCCAGTCTCTACTTCAGTCAGCTTATAGCAAAAGCCGACCCAGTTTTCTAGGTCGGCTTCTTCGGGTTCAAACAGTTCGCCCTTGTACGTCCAAGGATTCGCATATTCAGTCGACATCAAAATCCAAATCGTCAAGTTCGTCTAGAAGTTCATCCATCTCGTCATAATCTTCTTCGATGTTCGCGACGTCAACACCAGAGCCGCAATATGGGCAATAAACTGGTAATTCTTCTACAGCGTCATCCCTTACAATATTGATAATTGTGTAATCAGAACTACAATCGTCGCAAATCAGTTCGTACGTTATTTCTTGCATGTCTTGTTCCTTAGTCTGTATATGCTTGATCCCATCCACCGGTCAATCCGGCAACTTCATACTCTGTAACACGATTCTCGAAGAAGTTAGTATGGTCAGCACCGTTTAGTACCCACTCCAACCATGGCAATGGATTTTCCTTTACCTTGAAATTAGTTCTCAGCCCTAGCTGTAACAACCTTCTGTCAGTTATATAGCGAATGTACTGTTTCACCTCTGCAGCATCAAGCCCTTCGACCTCGCCCATCTTATAAGCAAGATCAATAAACTTGTCTTCCAGCTTAACAGCTTGTCTCGCTATCTCATATATATCTTTCTTAAATTCTTCGTCAACAATGCGAGGGTGTTCAGCGCAGAATGCTTTGAATAGTTTTGAGTTGCCTTCAACATGGATAGACTCGTCGCGGATACTCCACTCTACAACCTTGCCCATACCCTTCATCTTACCGAAACGTTGAAAGTTCAACAACATAACGAATGATGCGAATAAAGCCACGCCCTCGTTCATCACAGACTTAGCTAATGACAAACCAAGACCGCGCATAGTGGTAGTGTCAGATTTCATCATGTATTCGATTTTATCTGCCATCTCGGTGTATTCAAGGAATGCGTGGTACTCACTATCAGGCAGACCAAGCGTCTCATTCAACAGAGCATAGGCTCTCTGGTGGATACCTTCTCTAGCGGCGAAGGAACCGAGCATGTTGCGAACTTCATTATTCTTGAACTTAGGAACAAACTGGTCGTAGTAGTTTTGACCAACAGCCACGTCACTCTGTGTAAATAGTCGCAGCACATTAGTGATATAGTCCTTCTCGACTGTAGTAATTTTACCACCTTTCCAGTCGGTAACGTCTTCAGACAAATCAATCTCGTCTTCAATCCAATGCGCCTTCTCATGGCGTGTAGTGATGTCCACAGCCCATGGATAGTGGAATGGTTTGTATGTTTCTGAGAATTCCAACAGGCCACCAGATTTCTTAACCAGTGTATCAGCAACTTTCATCAGGTCGTCATAAGTTCCGATGTGTTTATCGTCAATGAAGATCTGTGGAACTGAACGCGCGCCAGGAATCTTCTGATAAAACGCCAACCTTTGTTCTTCGTCATCAAGCATCATCTCAGTATATGTGTAGCCGTGCGATTTAAACCAAAACTTCGCCTTTTCGCAAAAAGGGCAATTACTTTTACTGTATATTACTACGTCCATTTTTTATCCTTGGCAACTTACACATTCATCCTGCGTATCAGCAGCAGAAGAAGATGTGTCTGTAAATTCTGCTAATCTGTCGCGCGCAACCTTAGCGCCAACATTCTCAGCCTTGTTTGATGTTTCTGTTCTTAAGTAGTATAACCCCTTTGTACCATAAAGCCAAGCATTAAAATGTACTTTATGTAGATAAGATTTAGTCGCACCAGCAGGGAAAAATATATTCAACGATTGCCCCTGACATAGGTACTTCTGTCGGTCGCCAGCCTGCTCAACAATAACGTTTTGGTCAAGCTCGATAGCAGTTTTGAAGACAGCCTTGGTGTGCGCGGATAAAAACTCAAGATGTTGTACAGAACCGCCGCTAGTGATGATAGAAGACCAAACCTCGGGAGTGTTTTTATCAACAGCATTTAATTCTTCTTCAAGATATCTATTTTTGGTCAGATGCGAGCCAGCACGGGTGCGCGAGGTAAATGCGTTTGCTTTCCATGGCTCGATAGAAGGAGAAGTCCCGCCAATCAACGAGCTATTGGCATTGGGCGCGATAGCCAATAAATGAGCATTTCGTCGTCCTGAGGACTCCATGTCAGGCGCAGCTCCTCTTTCACTGCCGAGCACTAGCGTTTCCCTATCCGCATCTTCTCTAATTTTCTTAAAGATCTCGATATTCACATATTTGGCTTCTTCTGACTCGAACGCAATTCGATGCTTCTGCAGATACGCGTGATAACCCATTGCTCCGAGCCCAAGACTACGCTCACGCATAGCGGAATATCTTGCCCGCGAGATTTCGTCTCCCGCATTATCAATGAAGAACTGCAGGACGTTGTCAAGAAAGCGAATAAGATCAGGGACGAGATTAGTATTTTTCCACTCATCATACTTCTCCAGATTTAACGAAGAAAGACAACAAACAGCGCTGCGCTCCTCATTAGTAACTAAGTGAATCTCGTTACATAGATTTGAGCCGTTGATCTTGAGACCAAGATCCTTTTGTTCCTGAGGTAACGCACGGTTGGCCGTGTCAATAAAGTTCAGGTATGGCTCGCCAGTACGGTATCGAGTCTCGAGTAATAGTTCCCACAATTTCCGAGCGCGAATTGTATCTCGAACGTCATCATTATTTGGGTCTTTAAGATCCCAATCAGCGTTATCCTTTACTGCGTTCATGAAATCGTCAGTGAGATTAACAGCGTGATGCAGGTTCAAACACTTTCGATTGACATCACCAGTAGGAATACGCATGTTGACGAATTCGATAATATCCGGATGAGATATGTCCATGTACGCAGCATAAGAACCTTTTCGTGTCTTACCTTGACGATAAGCAGTCATATCGCTGTCTACTGTATGTAGGAAAGGCATTGGACCAGGTGCAACATCAGATACAGAACGAATGTCAGACCAATGACCGCCAACACCGCCGCCTTTAACAGACAACCAGCGCAGCTCGGCACTATGATCGATCAATCCTTCCAGTGTGTCAGGAACGTATGTCAAAAAACAAGAGATCGGTAAAGACTTCACCTTTTCCCCTTCGAGAGGGGCATTAGAAAGTATAGGTGATGAGAACATAAACCAGCCCTTCGAGACTGCGTCATATATTCTTTGTGCTAATTTCATGTCACCCGCGCAATATGCTACTGCTGCTCTGGCGAATGCTTTTTGTGGGGATTCTTCATCTTTCCTGCAATAATAATCTTTTAACAGTTTGACCGCCTGTTCAGTCATTTCCAAATCGCGGTCATAATCTACTCGCACACCTAAGTGTTTGCTCGATATTCTGAACATATCCTCGCCTTATTATAATTCTTTTGTTATAGTTAGATTTTCAAGTATCCAGTTTTCAGCTAGATCTTCTGCATCCCAATACGAGGCAGAGAGCCTCGCTTCACGTTTGTCATTATTATATAGTTCAACAGTATATGAGTTATCCTCATTCCTGAAAACCTTAGAACTTTTTTGCATATCCTCACTAAAATGTTCACTGATAATCATATTTTACTCCACTCGCTCAATTTAGCTTTTGCGGCTAAACCTTTGAACGTGTTAGTACTTATAATCTCTTTGATTTCACTCAAGCTCTTGCCACCCATTATCATATCATTTATATCTTTTTCTTTAACATTATTTGGAAAAATTGTAACCGAGTGGTTTCCTTCTATGGTCTTTTTCACACGATTAACAATTTCCCGACTACGAGGTTCATTATCATAGACGAATATAAACTCAGCTGTGATATTATCAAGACCACTCACATCTGCGCCAGCCATGGCTATAGCGTTGTCGATAAACATACTGTCGATTGGCCCTTCAACAACATATACAGGCTTTCTATAATCAACAGTGTCAAGCCCAAATATCTTGGGTGATTCAGGATCTAACATTATGGTTATGTATTTTAAGTCTGACTTGCCGAGCGACCTACCCTGAAATCCGATCAAGTTCTCGTTCTTATCAATAAAGGGAATAATGATTCTCGACTCATCGAACTTGATGTTGGGAAACTTTCCTGGCTCGCACAAGTTCACAAACTCATAGAACTTTGGCGCGTAGAATAATTTATAATGATACTTGGTAGGAATTCCCCGAGCAAGAATATATTTTCTAGCCTTATGGTCTAATGGCAACTGAGATATCTTCTTCAGCTTACCGAGCGGAGTCTTGAGGTAGTTGGCTTTCTTCTTGAAACGGAATTCAGTCTTAGTTTTAGGTGTTTCCGCAGGTTTACGGTCGCCATCCTTAAACCGTTCCATCACATATTCTTTATGTAGTGATGGATTGACGTGTTTTAGAAGATTGTTGAGAGAAGCCCCATGGCCGCAGTTGTGGCATTTAAAGATATAAGCATTCTCTTTGATGAATACATATCCACGAGCCTTATGCTGATTCGTTTGAGAATCTAAGCAGTATGGGCAACGGAAATTGTAGAGATTGTCATTCTTTCGCTTAAACTGTAACAGTTGTGGGGAAAGCAAGTTTAGGTATTTGGATTCAATATAATTACTCATACACCCATTATATAGTATTAATCACATAAAGTAAAGGTTTTTATATAATATTTTGGTAGATCATAGGAACTAATACGAGGATAACGGCAACGGCACCGGCGGCTTGCCATTTCCATTGTTCGAGGCGA